CTGTTGTGCGCTCTGCCGTGCAGCGGCTTCGCGCTCTTTTCGGGTAATCATCGCCGCGACTTTCTGCCAGTCGCGGCTGGTTGATCGTTTGTAGTCTTTGGGCGGGGTCAATAGATGTGCCATGCGAATACAAATTGCACAGTGAGATTTTGCGGGCAAGCTGGGGAACTTTCCGTAGTCCTCAATGAAATAGGGGCGCTTGACACCCTGCCGTCTTTCCAAAGTTCACGCGGCCCAAGATCGATGCTGATTTCGTGCAGGCTACTGCCAAGGGCGAATACATTGGAGTTGGGTTCGATTGCGAATCTCAGCACAAGGGATTCTTCCTTGCTTGAAATACGCCCGTGGTAGATTGTTTTGTAGCTGCTGTCGTTCACCCAAATGGGATCGGATACCCTGCCATGTCCGGAAACCTGAGCGATGATCCTGAATTCGTCAGGACACCAGCCGCTGAAAATCGGGCCTGCATACACAAGGTCTATTGATGCGGGTTTTGAAAAGGTGGTGGCTTCGGATTTCATGCTCCAGTCTCCCATTTTTTGATCTGTTCGCTCATCCTCTCAATGTGTACAGCGACACGGCTTGATGGGTTGTATGCGCCCGCACGGACATCCGCACCCAATGCGCGAAGTTCGGTTTTCATCGCGTCGATTGAGGGCTGCGGGTCACGGTACGGGCGCACATTGCAGCCTTCGACGGCTTGCTTAATTCGTGCCTCCCTGCGTTCGCGATTATGATTTTGACAAGCCGCCATTGCCTCGGCTTCTGTGTCAAAAATTCCGATTTCAAAGCCAAGGCATTCACCACAAGCAATTTTACCATTGATCGGCGGCTCAATGTAGTACGCAGCACCAGTTGAAAACCGAAATCCGCGATTTCCTCGTGCATTGATTTCCTCCCACTCCAACGGCGGCACGATGACCGTCACAGGTTGCGGGGCGTGGCGGTTCCACTTTCGCAAAATGATTTCCTGATTAGTTTCGATGGATATTCCGCCGATTGAAAATCCAGACCTGCAACAATTGCAAAGAATGCCGGTCCAGAAAAACCCCTCCGTATCTTCGTCTGCATTGTTGTACAGCTCGTTTTTGTCGTGCCCACAATGGGCGCAGGGCAGTAATTTGATGTCGCTCATATTCATTCAGGGTTAAATGAAGCACAAAGATAAACAAATCCGGCAAATGTCAAATAATATTTATAGTATTCGCATTGCTATTCTATGTATATTGCGGTATCGAATTCTTATCTGAAATGCGTTGGGCTGCCACCTGACGCATTTTTTTTATGGCATTTGCGGCTGCATCGCTCCGTGACCGCTTTCGATGTAGGGCATGACGTAGTAAACAAACCAATAGCCCATCACAAGCGCATCGGCGGCGTCCGGTGATCGGCCCAATCGCGCCTTGAAGTCCTCTTTGGATTCCATCTTGATGCTTGCCACGTCGTTTTGCTTGATTTCCCGCACACAAAGCTGCGTTTGATATTGGTTATGCCCTTCAATCTTGATCGGGCAAGTCGGATAATTGCCGCGCTGCCCAAGCGTTATCCAAGCGGCGGAAATGCGATTAAGGAATGGGCGTGGCTTGAAAAGATTGGCGCTTGGTAGGTCCGGATCCTGATATTCCTTCCATTTGGTTGATTTGGAGCCGTCGAACATGTACAGGCGCGACGCATCTACCCCCTTGTCTGCCATTGCTTGCTTGACAAGCTGCCCGACGGCGCCGCCGACCGTTCCGCCCCCATCGATGACAAGGCGGTAATCTGTGAGCGAGTTTTCGAAATGGTACTCCAGCCAGTGCAGCACGTTTTCGACTTGGCCCTTGATCTTCGGCCCCGGCACAATCACAGGAGCACCAAAGTAGCATTCATCCACCCAAATTGGCACGATTGCCATGTCGTCGCCTGTAAGTGCTGGGTCAATGCTCAGTATGTCCGGCTTGCGCGTAGGTCTGCCAAATTCTGCGGCGCGTGCAGTCATTGCCTTGTATGCTGCCAGCTTGACAACGGCAAATGGGTTGTCCTCCAGGGCGGCGCTCATGTTGCCATAGTACAGCTTATCCGCTTCCGGGTGCTGCATCAGTTTTTGCAGGGTGTTTTCGGATAAATCAGGGTTGTCGGTTGGCAATGCGTGGATGAAAATCACCGACACGGAGCGGATTGGCTTGGCAAAGTCTTCTCCTGTGGTTGGGTTGGCGGTCATCTCGAAAGGCTCATGGCTCCAGTGGTCTTTGCCTTCAAATGAAATCCGGTACATCATTTGCCCATACGGGACCGGAAATAGCGGGTGTGCCGTGTCAAGCCATGGGGCCAAAGCCTGATAAATCCACAAGCCGGCCGCATCCATTGGCGGGTTGAAGGTGCAGATAAGTTGAGGCTTGATGTCTTCGGGCGTGTCGAGCACGTCGGCCAGCCATGCTTGAGTGCTCCTTATTTCGCCCCAGCTGAATTGCACGGCTTCATCGTAAACGAAACAGTCGACGTTTACCCCTTGGAACTTGGATAGTTCGTCCGGTCGCCGCATGGATGCCAAGGTGATTTCTTGGGCGCGTATGCCTCGGGTGCCAGTCGGTGGCCTGATCGTGGTCGGCGCGTTGCCTGTGACGTACTTCCAATAGCCTTGCGGAAAACCCTTTTCCAAAATGGATGTGTAGATTTTCCGTAGTTCTTTGGTGGCGCTATACTGCCTGCGAAAAATGACTGTACGATAGTGCTGGTTTAGCGCCATTGCTGCGGCCAAATAAGAGTTATGCGTCGGAATCATTGCCCGGCCAGCCAAAAATTGGCGCGTTTGACTCGTGACGCTAATGCATTTGGTTGGCACTGTTTCGATTTCTTCGCAGGCCGAAATGTATCTGAAATCTTGTCGCCTGCTTTGCTTTGCTTTCAGCCTCTGTTGCTTCCTTTTCAGTGCAAAAACGGTTTTGTCTGTGGAAAAACAGATCCTGAATTTCGGTGAAATAACGCGCCCATTTAGCTTTGCTGTGCCTTTTTGCTTGATTGCGCGAATGCCAAGGCTTAGCGCTAATTCCCAAACGCCATTGATAAGCGTCTCGTTTATCCCATCAAATTCGCACGCGCCAGCAATTGTGGCGTGGCCGTCCGTGTCCATCAGACCTTGAAGCAATTCAAGCCGTTGGCGGTAGCTGGAGCGTAAATAGACTTCGGGAATGTGCTTATTATTCAGAACGCCAGTCGCCCTTAATTTTGGCAATAGCCCAACTATGCAATGGCTGCTTGGGTGCTTGTGATTTGTAACAACAAAGCCGTCTTGCCTTATGCGGTCAAATATTTCGGGGTCAATTCCTGTAATGCCACCATTGCAGCCAGTGCCATCCCCAAGCCAAGCACCCAGGGTATAGGGCGGAATAGGTAGGTCAATATCGGGAAGATTTAGCGCCCCGCCTACCCTGATAGCGTGATTGTTTTTTCCTTTGTAGGTAAGCGTCTTGGTTATTTCGGACGTGTCGCGCATTACTCCAGCAGGCGCGGGCTTGATTTGCGCTTCAGCAATGATCGCATTTCGGGCGCTTATTGCCTTGGTGAATGCCTCGGACTTGTTGCCTTTCGCTTTGCTTGGCCTGGATTCCCTTCTTTTGGCCCTGAATTCATCACTGCGCCTTGTCAGCGCCTCCATCTCCTTGGCTGTGAAAGTTACCCATCTATGCACGTCATCGGCTACAATCTCGCTGCCATCGTTGAATTTCAGGCGGTAGCACTTTCTGTGTGAAATCTCGGAAACGGCAGCGACATAGCAGATATTTCCAGCTTCATCAAAAAGCGCATCACCAACTTTGACCGCGCCCATTGTTGTCCATCCGATTGGCGTTGGCAGTGGTGTATCAAGAGCCAAGCCCTTGCCACCCTTGGAAGCCCCCCCATACCAAATCTCATCCGCCCCGCACGTGTAGGCCAATTGCTGCTTTGGATTGCCTTTCTGTGGGCCTACAATCGGCTTTGCATCCGCCAGGGCTTTGGCGATGTCAAGTCGGTACGCTTCCGGCAGCTTCGCAAGGATTGCGGCTATCCGCTCATGCGGCAGCTTTTGCAGCTCGGCTATCTGTTTCCAAAGTGTCAAGCATCCTCCTTGTCGGTCGTCATCGCTTCGGCTATCGCCTTGGCGATTTCGTCAGGGTCGGCGCTCAGTCCTGTGTGCTCAATCTTCACAGGTGCGTCCATGCCAAGGTGTGCGGCCAGCATTTGCAGGGCTTTGAGTTTGTCCATGAATTTCACCTCGATTCCATCTTTGCCGTTTTTGATCCCCTGAATCAGTGTCCTGTATTCAACCGGAATGTCAGCCAACAGCTGCCCATCTGAATCAATCACATCTGTGAGGTCGGCCCCAACAATGTCCCACAGCTTGGTCACGATGTCATCTGTGGTGATTTTGTTGCGCTCGGCGCGTTCTGCCTTGAGTGCGGAAATACGGGCCTGAATGACAGGTTTTGACAAGTTCTCGGAGCCTATTTGGCGTGCTGAATTTACCGAGTATCCAGCCCGAATCGCGGCCTTGGTGGCGTTCAAATCGCGAATGTACTCTACGCAGAATTCTTCCTGCATCGGCTCTAAGCCGTGTTTATTTACGCTCATAAATCACCATGCTCCTTTCTGAAATCTTCAAGGCGCGAGTTCCACTCATCGGCAAATTCGGAAATTGTGATGCCTTCATCTTTGAGCCGCGAAAGAAACAGTCTTTCCCGTTCAGCTTTCATCTTCCTGTCCAAATTCTTCATTGAGCAATAGCAGGCAACCAAGCTTGCAAAAACACCATCCTCCAATTTGTAGCCGTGTTCATTTGTCGCCATTGCGGGCCTCCTTTCCTGATTGGTCGCCTATCCAGAAAACACCTCCAAGGATGCCATAGGCAAACACAAGAGGCAATGCCTTTGCAGTCGTGCCATAGTGAATTGACATCCAAAATGCAGTGGCTCCACCAAAGCAAAAGACAATGGACATCAATCCAAGGAATCCTATCCTGTCATCTCCGCCTCTATTCACCGTCGTATCGGTCGTGTCGCGGGCCGGGTGCTTGGTTACGCCTTCGCAAGACAAGCATCCGCCCACAGGCAAAACGTGAGTGCAAGTGTCATTGAGCGGTGGCGGTGTTTCGTCCATCACACTTGCGAGGTTGTGGGCAAATTCGCGCTCCTTCTTGTCTTTCTGCAATGCCTCATGCCTTGCCTCGTTTCGTTCACAAAGGCGAATCACAGCATCGACATGGGCAAATTGGTTTTCGGTTCCGTTCATCACTTCCGCCCCTCCTGAGCGCCTTGCTTGCGACGGCGAAGCAATACCCTGGTTTCGCCCTCATTGTGCAGGGAATCGTATTGCACCTGTTCAAAATTGCCACGCCCGAAAACGATGCGGCCTATTTCGTCGGTCACTGCGGAATCCATTTTCCCGCGAATTGAAATCTCGTTTACCTTTTCCATGTTCAAAGTTTTGTGCTCCCAAATATACTAATTCAGCTGGTCTTTTCCACT